GGCCGGCGACCCACAAAGCCCCCTCATAAAGCGCGCCCTTTCTCGCGAGCTTTTTGGCAATTTTTTGCCTTTTTCGGCGCGAGACTGAAGATAGTAAGGGGGTCAGCCGGGATTTCTACCACGGCCATGTTCGCTACCGTGGCCACGGTAGATTTCCGTAGTGTTCTTACAAAAGCCTTACTGTACTGCCATACATATGTACGTACAGTGAGCGCGTCTCCGCGCACCTCCCCTTGCTTACCCCTTAACAGCCAACTATTATTGCAACCACCCTTAACAGGAGGACGCGATGACAGTAATAGCACTGGTCAACCCCAAAGGCGGCGTAGGTAAAAGCACGCTTGCGACAAACCTAGCTGCGATGTTTGCCGCACGTTCGTATAGCGTGAAGTTCTTCGATGCAGACCGTCAGCATAGCGGTCAGAAGTGGTGCCAGCTACGCGCCAGCTTTGGCGTACGGCCGGTCATAGTGCAGGCAGAGCAGGGCGCCAGCATGTACGACGACCTGATAGCGGCAGATAAGACCGCCGATATAACCATCGTGGACGTAACCGGCGCACGTGGCACGGCAACCACCGTAGCGCTAGGTCTGGCAGATGTAGCGCTGCTTCCCGTGATTCCCGGACAGCTTGAGGTATGGGCGCTAGACGATGCGGCCGAAGTGATAGATGGCGTGCGCGCCGCAGGGGCGGGTTTCAAGGCTTATGGCTTTATGAACAACGCGCCATCCCACCCTAATAGCCGCGATGTGCGCAGCACGCGTGCTGCCCTTAACGCATATCGGGCATACTTCCATCCGTTGGAGACCGTAATCATCGGCCGGCAGGTGTTTAAGGACGCGCTGTGCTGCGGCATGGGCGTGGTCGAGATGGACGGCGGACACCGCGACCAGAAGGCAACGGCCAACTTGAACGAATTTTTTGGGGAGGTATTCCATGAGCACGCGCGCTAAGCCCGCCATGCAACTAGGTCCGAAGGCGGCAAAAGACGCACTTCTGGCAGTCGCTGCGCAGGAGCAGGAAGGCACCGAGCTAAAAATCCCCGCTGAGGGGGTAAATCCGCCGGTGGCGGGCACGGCGGAAAAAGTAAGTGCCAACCCCGCACCCGAGCCGGCGGAGCCCGTTAAGGGCCTTACGCTCGATTCGGCCGAAGAGTTCAAAAAGCTGCTGCGGAAGCGGGTCGAAACGCGGCCCATGACGATCCGCGCCCCCGTAGACCTGTACGACGATCTTCAGGTGATCCAGTCGGTGCTGCGCATGACGATGACTGAGGTCCTTGTGAACGCCGCGCGTCCGCTCGTTGCTGAGCTGATGGCTGAGGTCGATGCCAAGCTCAAAGGCGCGCGCTAACCACCCCCTGCAAAACCGGTTTTAAGTCAGGTTATTCACAGGTAGCGCTAAGTGCTTGATTCCGGTTTTAAAAGATTAAAAAGATTAAAAAGATTACAGCAAGTTCTAGGCCATGCTTTTTTAGTCGAGTTAACAATGACTTGTAGGATCATTACAGAAGCTTACATCACTGAGAGTACGGTCGATCATCACTGAGAGTACGGTCGATCATCACTGAGAGTACGGTCGATTTGAGGGACCATCGCTGAGAGTACGGTCGAATCATCACTGAGAGTACGGTCGATTTGAAAGTTATCCACAGGGAGCTAAGCAGATGAAAGACCCGGTAGAACTTGTTAAGAGCACAGCTCGCCGCGCGCTCAAGCAGCCGGAGCAATTGCCGATCTGGCCGGACAAGCGGCGGGGGCTACCAAATCCAATCGCGCGTTGTGCCTTATTCACGGCCGGCCGTGAAGATGCGGAACGCCGACAGTTGGACTATCAGCTAATTTCCGGCGCGGACCCGGCGATGGTTCACTGGACGGGTAAAGAGTTGTTTCAAAGTGACCTGGATGTGTTTCTCCAAGTGCTGCACTTCGGGCGGCAATACAAGCTTGGCGATCCGTTCATCGTCACCGGAAAAATGATCCTGTCTGAGCTGGGGCAAAAGAGCGATGGCTTAAAAAACTATACCCGGTTGAGGGAGACGATTAGACGGCTGGCAGAAGGAACCATCTGGATAACCAAAGCGGACGGGCTCAGCGGGTTCAACGGCCACCTACTATCGAAGTCGAATTGGGCCAAGCAGAACGAAGAAGATCGACACATGAAATGGATGTTCAAGCTGGACGAGGACATCGCGCCGATGTTCGCTGATGACATGTACTCCCGGATAGATTGGGACCAACGGCTCCAGTTGAAAGCCTTAGCCAAGTGGCTACATGCCTTCTATCACACCCACAAAGTGCCCAATCCGATGCCGGCGCCGCGCATTCAAGAGCTGTGCGGCAGTAAGGTCAGCACGATGTATCACTTCCGGGCGAAGCTGAAAGAGGCCCTAGACGAACTGGTGACGGTCAAGTTCCTGCGAAGCTGGCACATAGATGAAAACGATAACGTCTACACGGAGCGCAGTAATTACGGCCAAGTCATCGACATGGAAACAGCAACAACAAAAAGTCATTCGTCAGTTTAAAGCTGCATTACAATGCCGAACTGTTAAACCATTAATGAATTGGGGTCACGCTTGAAAGTCGCTAAACACGCCAAGGCACAGACCGCGCGCAGCAAAGACGCGCTGTATGCGCACGCCGCTATGACGAAAACGCTCATCTCTGCGCAAACGATGTCGCGGGCCAAGCTGGAGCTGGCGAGGATCGGGGCGCCCCGGCGGCCCGCCAATCGCTGGTTCACGCTGAACTACATTCTGCGGCCGGACCACAGCATCGAGCCGGTTCAGACCGACAACCCGGACGGCACGATTAACCGGGACGCGTTCCTACGCTGGGGGCAGTGGTTTGAGAACCACGAAAACCGCCAAGTAGCGCATACGAAATTCGCGGATGGGTCGTTTCTCTCCACGGTGTTTTTGGGCATCGACCAAGGCCACGGCAGGACAGATCGGCCCGTGCTGTTTGAGTCGATGATCTTCAGCGCGGCCAAGCGGTTTAATGAGATTACCGCGCGCGAATACCCCGAAGAGGTTGACATGCGCCGTTACTGCACGTGGGACGAGGCAGTAGCAGGGCACCAACAGATGCAGATGGAGCACGCGATACGCGTGGCCAAGATCATGAACCTGACTAAGGGGCAGGGCGAATGAAACACTTCTGCGGGTATGCCGTGCTGTTCACCGTGGTCTATCTCGCGGGTTCGATGCTCACTGACTACATGAAAGGCGAGCGCTGGCGCTATGAGACGGCGTTTACCTCGCTCGTTGCCGGGAGCAACGAGAAATGAAGCGCTTTATCGGCACGCTCATGCTGTTGATTTTCATGATCGCGATGCAGCTCAGCATCATCGCCTTTGACCTCTGGCAGCTCATGCACTGGAGCGACTACCCGCAATGGTCGATGGCGATGAACTGCGTCATCATCCCCGTGTGCGCTTGGAGCGCGTGGCGGCTGTCCGTGAGTGTGCGCGACATCTGGCAGCTCTGGCGGCGCCATCAGGAGCGGCTGTCGTACTACTCGCAACAGCACATGAACCTTGTCATGGGCGGCAAGTTCATCCGTGGCCCCGAGGAAGTGGCGCAGTACCTCAAGGACGTGGAAGCGATTGACCCGGAGCTGGCCAAGGACTTGCGCAAGAACCTGAAGGACCATTTCAGATGAAGATAGAGGAACGAGAGCGCTTGACGGCCGAGCGCGGGCAGTTGATAGCCGACCGCAACGAGTACACGCACTACACGGTTCTGCCGAACGGGCGAGACGCGTGCATTTGCAAATTCGCCTTCACGTACGCGATCCTCGCGGACATCACGGAATGGGGCTACGGCGACCGCTGGTGCTATGAGACCCGAGGCAAGGCGATCCATGGTCTAGGCGAGTGGATGCAGCGAGACGGCGAGGGCGAGCCCGAGGGCTGGCATCGGCATGTTGACTCGGGTAGGCGCCGCCCGGACGGCGACGCCAGCAAGGAGTACATCAACTTTTGAAAACGATTTGGATACCGGCGACGCCCGCAGGCACGCCGTTGTTAGGACTCGCGGCCAGCACCGAGCGCGAGGCATGGGAGAAGCTACTGGCGGACGCCGCACACATGCCCTATCGCGGCATTGGCGGGTTTAAGGCACGGGGCTATACGGTGACGCCGCAGCAGGTGCCGAAGAACTGGAGATACGCGACATGATTAGGATCAAACTAGACCTGCCCGGCGAAAAGCGCGAGCACGTCCTTGATGTCGCAGACGAGTATGTCATTACGGTGACGCGCGGCGACGGCTTCGCCTGTAACAAGATCGAAGCGCAGACGGCGATGACGATGTTTCAGATTGAGCAGCTGAAACGAAGGGGCCGCAAGAAGGCGGCGAAATCTGAATGAACGATAACCCATGGCACGACGCCGTGCTTCACGAGTGCATCGTGCGCGAGTGCTGCTATGTGCCGGACGATCCGAGGCAGACCTTGCGCAACCTGCTCCAATGGGAAGCGACTACAGCGCTTGACCCGCTGGTCTCCGGCGCGGCGCAGGAGCTGATCGAGCGCGGCCGGCAGATCGAGCGTAAGAAATCGGCATGGGCCGCGTTCCTGGAGGCGAGGGCGCGGCTTATCCACGAATGGACCGGCGTGAAGAGTGACGACCGGATCGCGTTTGACCTGTCGATGGACGGGCCGTTTCAGGTGAAGCTGATTCGCGAGGGCACGAAGAATGCACCCATGGCAGGACCCGGCGCTGCGGGCGAAGCTGGAGGACCGCCGCGAGCTGATGATGAAGGAGCTGGAGCGGATGGCGCGCGAGGCGAATTTTCACGAGCGGCAGGTGCGCCAGATCAATGCCGAGCTGATGAAAAAGCGAACTGAGCTGATCGACGTGTGCAATCAACTGGAGCACATGGAGAAGGGCACATGAGCGAGACGCGGCATTGGCTGATGGATTGGCGCAAGCTGGTGACGCTCACGCTTGCCATTGAGGTTATCGCCATCGGCGTGAACGTGTGGGCGCTGTGGATGAAGTGGAATGCAGTGTGGTGGGTGTTCGTGGTGCAGGCGTTTTCGCTCGCGGCCGTGTGCGGCGCGGCAGCGCTCGCTATGAGCCAGCTATGGCGTCATAGGCCAAAATGAGCCGGCGGGATGAGCTGCTGGCGGATATCAAGGCCCTTGAAGCGCGCATCGAGAGCTTGAAGGACCGGCACGCTTATCTGCTGAAGGAGCTGGCGAAGGAGCTGGCGGATAAGCCGGCGCCAGAACCCAAGCAGCTTTTCACGCCGGATCAGGTGACGATGCTGCGCGCCATCGCTGACGGCTATTTACCGCCGGTTCCAGCGGCGCCACCGAGGCCAGAATTCTTGACCACGCGCGAGTTCGCCGCCGCGATCGGCGCAAGGCCGCAGACATTAAGGTCGCATTTTTGCGTGAGAGGGTCTTACTTCGGCGTGCTGCCGAAGAAAGCACCGAACGGGCGTCTACTGTGGCCATCGAATGCCGTAGACCAGTTCGTGAACAAGGGGAAGAAATGAGACAAGATTGGGCACCTGAACGCGTCTGGCTTCAGCGCGGCATGGGCGAGGAAGGCTCGCATACGTGGTGCGCGGACCGGCAAGGCGGCGACATCGAGGAAGTTGAGTACATTCGACTGGACCAAGCGGTTCACTATGTCAGGCTCACGGGCTTGCTGGAAGATGAGCTGAGAAAAGCGCGATAACTTCTATTATGTCAAGTACACCTGATTTTTACGAGCAAATCGCTGATGTCTTCATGGGGACAATGGCCGGTGAGTTATCCGGCGTGACGCGCGAGCAGTTCATCGAGCGTTTCAAGAAACTGTACCCCACCGAAGAATCAGCGCGCGCCGTCTATAGCGAGATGCAGAAACAAGCTGAGGCCGCGCAGGCGAAAGCCGAGAAAGACGCCGCAGCGCGCGGTATGAAAGTGGTCGGCATCGGCTACCGCGTGGACAAGAAATGACGACGCCTACAGTAATCGATCTGAAGTGCGTCCACTGCGGACGCGTCAACGAGCTGCATACGGGCGCGGGCCATGACGACCCGCCGGGCGACGGCGACCTGTCCGTCTGCATCGAGTGCGGCGCCATGGCGTTTTTTGACTTTCAAGCGAAGTGCCTGCGCGCGCCGAGCGAAGACGAGATGCGCGAGCTGCTGGCGGACCCCATCGTGCGGCGGGTGCTGCGCGCATGGAAGAGCGCGAAATCTACAAAAATCTAACCGCGTCTAGGACATCTGGTTTAGATATCACCACCACAAGGAGGATTGAACCATGGCGTCAAATGCAACTACCCGTCTCGCCAAACTCAGCCAGCAAATTGAAGTCGAACAGCAGCGCTACAAGGCGGCCGTCTCGCAACTGGTGCTGGCCGCGCTGGAGGAAAACGACCTCACGCTAGAGGACCTTAAGGCGACGAACGGCGCCGCGAAGCCGAAGAAGGCCGCGACGAAGAAAGCCGTGAAGAAGCCCGTAGCGAAGAAGAAAAAGCCGCTGCCGCCGAAGTATCAGGACCCTGAGACCGGCGCCACGTGGAGCGGCCACGCGCGCCCGCCTAGCTGGATCGCGAACGTCAAGAACCGCGACGACTACCTGATCGCACAGGAGTAATCATGCCCCGCCCTATTGTGCGTGAGGACTTCGAAGCGATATTCAAGCTCTACGCCGATAAGGCACGGAAGCGCTTCAACATGACCGGCAAGCACCCGCCCCAGCTCTATAGCGTGAAGCTGGGGAAGGAACCGGGGCAGATCGCGGAGACCGGCGCCCTCAACAGGCTGGCGCCAAAGTTCTTCGACGGCACCTTTGAGAAAGACGCGTTCCGGCACCTGTTGCAGCAGCTCACCACCCCCGGCTCCCTGATCCGCAGGGCGGCCGGCGCCACGGGCGCAGTCGCCCCCGACATCGTGGTACAAATCAACGAGATATGGGCCGCGAGCGTAAAGACGCCGAAGGGCATGAGCAAAGAGGAAGCCATGAAGCATGCGGAAAGCGGCCCGTCCCCGAGCGAGCGGCCCGATCGGACAGAGAAAATCATGATCGCGCTGCACGCCTACCAGTACACGACCATGGGTTTCTGTGACATCGTGGACAAGCCGAAGCGCCATGCAGAACCGGGCGTGCTGAGCCCCCAAGATATTAAGTTCGGCGGGCGCTTTTCGATGACCTTTGAGGACGGGGAATGACAGACCTGAAGCAGATGGAGGCCGAGCTGGCCGAGATGCAGGCGAAGGTCCAAGCCGAGCGCGAGCGTGTCCGTGGCGTCACGCTCGACGCGCTCAAGGACATGCTGGCGTCCGGCACGCTGAAGCCCGAAGACTTGACCGCCCTACTACCCGATGCGCCGAGCGCACCGCGCCCGCAGCGCGAGCGCAAGACGCAGGCGCCTAGATACCGCAACCCCGACACTGAAGAGACCTGGAGCGGCGGCGGCGCCCCGCCGAAATGGATACAAGGCAAGAACCGCGACGACTACCTGATCGACAAGGATGAGCCCGGTAAAAGTTAACAGTTTCAATACGAAAATGTTACCAAACGATTCCCTTACGAAAAAAGATAGACGTTAAGGTCATGTTTACCTAGAATCCTCAGTCTCAAGTTAGCCCCCCGGCTACGTGGGGTTTGGCGGCGGCCCTCGACTACCGCCAAACTTTTCCGGCCCCTGCCTGACCCCATTCAGGCGGGGCTTTTTTCTTTTTACTCACGTATTACAAATCCTTGCGGTTGCGAAATCGTTAACGGTATGATGTGAACCGCTTGAGGCGGACTGGACAACCGCCCGTGCCACTGTCGATAACTTTTACCGGCCAGTCACGGGATGATCCTGTTCGTTTTCAAAGAACGTACCCTCTTTTCGGATACGGAAACCTTCTCGTCCAACGACCTGAAGAAGTGCGGGCTCTATAAGTATTGGGACGCCGACGACGCAGAAATTATTTTGCTCGCCTATGCATTCGATAACGACCCGGTGCGTGTCATCGACATCGCGCAGGGGGAAGAAGTCCCGCAAGAATTCATCGACGCGCTTCTGGACCCGAAGGTCATCAAGCGCGCATTCAACGCTGCTTTCGAACGTCAGGCGTACTACAAGCACTTCGGCATCTACTGCGACCCCGAGCAATGGCGTTGCACCATGGTGCTAGGCATGTCGCTGGGTCTGCCCGGTTCCCTCGCGCAACAGGCGCGCGTGCTGAACATGCCGATCCAGAAAATGAGCGACGTAGGCAAAGACGGCATCAAGGTGTTCTGCTGCCCCGTCAAGAAGCCGCTGAAGAAGCACAACTATCGCCGCCGCAACCTGCCCGAGCACTTCCCCGAGAAATGGGAAGGCTTCAAGGAATACTGCCGGCGCGACGTGGAAGCCGAGCGCGGACTGTATACGCGCCTCGCCAAGTACGATCAAGCGTGTCTGTGGCCGATGTGGGCACTGGACCAGCGCATCAACGATCGCGGCGTAATGATCGACCTGGAGCTGGTCGAGAACGCTATCAAGATCAACGATGCAGTCAAGGCCGAGCTGACGGAAGACGCGCGGCGCATCACCGGTCTGTCCAACCCCAACAGCGTGCAGCAGCTCATCGACTGGCTCAACAACGCCGAGGACGAAGAGGACAAGGAACGCGCGTTGCTCGCGGCCGAAGGCAACGAAGAAATAGACATCGAAGGAAAGATTAAAGACCTTCGAAAAAAGACCGTTATCGAGCTGTTGGGCACGGTGAAATCGCCCGTCGCCAAGCGCGTGCTGGAGTTGCGCCAGCTCATGGCCAAATCGTCCGTGTCGAAGTACCGGGCGATGCAGCGCAGCGTGTGCCGCGATGGCCGGATTCGTGGCTTGCTGCAATTCTATGGCGCCGCGCGTACCGGCCGCTGGGCTGGGCGTATCGTGCAGATTCAGAATCTACCGCAGAACCACCTGCCCGATCTGGAGCTGTGTCGTTCACTGGTGAAAGCCGGCGACTTGGCCACGCTGAAGCTGCTGTTCGGGGAAGGCATCTTGCAGGTGCTCTCCGAGCTGATCCGCACCGCGTTCATTCCAAGCCCCGGCATGCGGTTCATCGCCGTGGACTTCAGCGCGATCGAGGCACGGCTCACAGCGTGGGACGCACAGGAAGAGTGGCGCTTAGAAGTTTTCCGCACGCATGGCCTGATCTATGAGGCATCCGCATCGATGATGTTCAAAATCGATATGCAGTTGATTAAGAAGGGCGGCGCCCGCGCCGATCTTCGCCAGCGCGGCAAGCAGGGCGAGCTTGCCCTAGGATACCAAGGGGGTCCGAACGCACTCGTTAACATGGGCGCACTGGAGAACGGCATGACCGAAGACGAACTGCTGCCGCTCGTCCGGTTGTGGCGTGCGACGAGCCCGAAAGTCGTCAAGAACTGGTACAACACGCAGGATGACGCGATTGAGGCCATCCAATACAAGCGCGCGGTGCGGCGTGAACGCTACGGTTTCGAATTCGTAAGCAATACCCTCTTCCAGGTGCTGCCGAGCGGGCGCAAAATCGTGTACCCGAAGGCACGGCTTGAAGTCGATAAGAAGTACAACCGTGAAGGCGTCGTATTTGACGGCATCGACCAATATACGCACCAGTGGAAAGCAATCCGCACGTTCGGCGGCCGACTGTTCCAGAACCGCACGCAAGCGAATGGCGTCGATGTCCTTGGCGTGCCCATGCTGAAGATCGACCGCGAGGGCCTGCCGATCGTGTTCAGCGTGCACGACGAAAACGTAATCGAAGTGCCGCTTGATTGGAAGGCCGCGCCGAGCGCGAAGAATCCGAAGAAGTCCGAAGGGGTGATCTATTTGGAGAACCTCATGTGCGAACCGCAAAAAGCTTTCCCCGGCCTGCCGCTGGCGGCCGACGGGGTTGATTTGTCCTTTTATCAGAAGTAACCTTCTCGCATTAACAAAAGAGAGACTACAATTCCATGATCCGAAACCATTACGATCGTAGAAATTCCGAGGGCGATATGCCGAAAAAACGAATCATGGCGCTTCCACCGGGAGCCGAGTTAATGCCTGAATTTGCTGATAACGGCGTCGAGTGGACGCCGGAAGAAATGAAGCAGATAGCCAAGGTAGCGTATGACGCGCTGGTCGCACTACCCGACATGCCGCGCATTCGCGCCATTCGCCAAGCTGTCGAAACCCTTCCGCAAGATCGGCAAAAGAGCATTAAACACTGGTCCGATGTCCGCTACTTCATCGAGCGCGAATTCAAAATCTTGGATCAGGAAACTGGCCATTCTTTCGCACCGCCGCCCTTTCATCGGGAGCGCCTCGCGGAACAGCAGCAAGAAGAGTCGAGCCCCGTGGAAACAAAAGCCGCAGCTCCCGCCAAAGCCGCACCCTTTCTTGACAGGGTTCCGGTCACTGCATCCCCAGCACCCCGCAAGAAGCGCGTAATCTGGACCCCCGAAGAGACCGAAACAGTCGCACTCGAAGCGGCCCGATTACTCGTCACCGACCATGACGGCAAGCTAAGCGACTTGGAAGCGGTACGTCAGGCCCAACTCGCGCAGCTCCCCGAAGATCGCCAGAAAGTGTTGTATCAATCCGTGAATTGCCAAGAGGCAATTGACCGCGCGGTTAAGTTGATGCCCGTAGTCAAAAAGAACATGGAGCGCAAGGCCCGCGAAGAGCAGGAAGCTCGCGACTTGGAAGAGCGCATGCGAGTGGCTGAAGAGGAACGCATCGAGCGCGAGAGGCTGGAGTCAGAAGTACGCGAGAAAGCACTGGCCGAGGCCGAAGAGATTCGCAAGCGGGCTGAAGCCGACTCGATACGCACCCGCGCACAGACCGAAGCATTTAGCGCCGCAGTCGCCGCTGAAGTCGCGAAGTCGCTCGATGCTGCACCCTATGGCCAATTGCTCGCGGCACTCGCCAAGAAAGTCATGGGCGACTTCATGGGCTCCCTCGCGGAGCAGGTAAAGAGCACGGTAGACACTGAAGTTCAGAGCGCCATCGCAGAGCTGCGCAAAGCGGCATCATCCGCGCAAGTGGTGCAGGTTGCAGCAGACACCCCGCATCTCCCGAGCAACGTGGCCGAGCTGAAGCTGGCGCCCAAGGATCATACCCCCAAGGTCATCGTGGTCGGGCTGGTCAATCAGCAATTTGACGATCTGAAAAAGACATTCTTTGGAATGGCGGAATTTGTGCTTGTGAAGTCGCAAGCTGCATCGGGACCGGGCGGAGGGAACACCGGCGCCATGATGCTGTCGGCAGCGCGCAATGAAAGGGCGGACGTAGTTGTCGCGCTCGTTGACCACTGCGGCATGGATGTGAAATCTGCGGGGCTTAAATTGGAAGTGCCGTTTATTAGGCTCACGGGGTCCGTGTCCACGGCCAAACGCTGGCTTCGGCAGTGGCTCAACGGCGAAATCTCTATCGCCGCGTAGCCACTGCTTCCGCGCAGTTACTGCTGCATACGCTGGGTCTGCTTGGAAACGAGACCCATGAAACGCTGCGCGATATCATTGCGCAGCTTGTTCAACTTCTTCAGCCTTTCCTGCTTCTCATCGGCCGTCAGACGCTTATCGACGGAGATACGCTTGGCTTGCGCAGTGAGCTGCGACTCTTCACGCTTGGCCAGCTCCATCATCGAATACTGCGTAATGAGCGTCTTATTGTCCTTCAGAAGCTTGCGGGCCTTATCCGCGTCGCCCGTGTTCAGCGCTTGACGGTACGAGTTGTACGCTTGTTCCACGTCCCGCATGTGGTCGTACATCTCGCCCATGTACCGGCTGGAGTTGGTAGACGGCAGAGACTCCATGATGCCCATACTGAAGTCGCGCAGATTCCACGGCTGGGCCGCCGGCATGTCAAGCGCCGGCTTCAGCGCATGGTCCACGCCGTTGACTACCACCTGTCCGAGCCCGCCGAAATACCCCTTCAGCAAGGCGTCGTACTGCACAGGCGACAGACGCGAACCAAGATGCCCCGTCAGAAGCTTGCGCGGGTCCGGGAGATTCAGATACTCCCCCATCAGACGCGCGGCCGCCGAAGTGGTGCGCGGGTCATACCGGTCCTGCGGCCGCAGCTTCTCCATGGACATGTTTTCGATCGGGCGGCCGGTGAAGCTGTCCACGTTCGCGTACACATCATCGAGAGGCTTGAAGATTTGCGGGATCGGGTTCATCGCAAACTGCTGCGTAATTACCTGCCGCACGCGCTCAACAAACTTCGTGTCCGTCATCTCCGGATCGACCTTCAATTCCCACATCCGTTCAGCAATAGTGCCCATGGCACCCAGCTCAAACGGCTTCGGGATTCGATGGGCGACACCGCCGACTTTGAACCACCAGTAATTGTCGCGATCTTCCGGGAGCCGAGCCTTCCAGTCCGGGTCATCCTGATAGGCCAGCAAGAGCGCCAAGCTGGCCATGGTTACAGCGCCGGCCGTGATGAGCGCCTGCTTGCGCGTCTCCTTCGCCGTCATGGCCGAGCCGATCTTAAAGAGACCCTGAATGCGGGCGTTCAAGAACGGCACCGATTGGACGAGAAACTGGATCGGCGCGTAAGTGCCGCCGTCCGAAAAGTCGAGCAAGTCTCGCGAATTGAATGCCGACTCCAGCAGACCCTTGCCCTTCGCGCGCTGATCCTGAAACAGCCCCGCCCGGTTGATGTTTTCCGACCGGTCTCCCAGCTCCTGATAGTGCTCAAAGCCTTGGCGCAATTTCTCGCCAATGGCCTTCAGCTTGCTGTCGCTATCCAGAACCGTGTTCGGGTCGATCATGTTGCGGATCAAGCGATTCGTCGTCTGCGCAGAACCATCCTTCATCAGGTTCCCGAAGCGGATCAGCGCACCCGAGGCCAGCATGGTCGCGTTGACTTGACTGCCCTGCTTCGTCGCCTTCCACCCTTCAACCTGATTCTTGAACAGATTCGTTGCGTCCGACACACCCACGGTCGTGATCGAGTCGCGCACCCAATTGCGATACTTGAACCCCGGCATTACCGTGACACCGAACGTGAGCAACTGCTTGAAACTGGACAGGGGCGACATCCACTTGGGCACTTCGGCATACATCGCCTTCATGGCCCCCATCAGCGGCTTGTCCGTCACTTGCCAGTGCTGAGTCTTGCCGTTGACCATCACCTTAACGCCGTTCTTACCAGCGAGAGAGGCCGGCACTTCATGCGCTGCGCCCAAGTTCTTCGCCGCTTCCAGCGTCGTGCGCGCGGCGCGATTGCGAGCTGAAGCCCCCAGCAAATGGCTCCAGTTTTGCATTACGTTCGCGAGCAAGTCGCTGTTCAGCTTGTCCGTCCCACCCTTGAGCGTGTGCGACGCGAACTGGTTTACCAGCCCCGACACGTTGCGCGGGCCAGCAATGTCGCCCGTCTCCGCCATGGAGCGATAGAACGGAACGTACATGTGCGAGGCCCACATCTTCCGGCCGGCCGCGTCGAGCAAGCCCGCGTCTTCAGCAACCTTCAGAACGCTGTCGTTGAAATCCTGATACGTCTTCAGCGCGTCAGCGAAGAGCTGCGGCCGGTCGGCGTGGCCACCGCCCACGTCCGGCTTGTCCAGGCCCTTCAGCACCCGAATCGCTTTGTCATCGAACAGGTTTTCAAGACCCAGCTTCTTCAGGTCCTCCGCTCGATGCGCCGCCACCCACCAGAAGAACCGGTTGTGCTCGCCCTTCAGCTTCGCCATCGCTTGCGCGAAGCCCTGCGCGTACGGGTCCTTTTCGTTGATTTTGACATCGTACGCACCGTCCGCATGGGCGAACACCTTGCCGTACTTCATGATCGCTTCGAGCCCGCCATCCGAACCGCGAGCAACGCGCGCCTGCCAGAATCCGAGCTGCGAAAACTGCCGGATCGCGGCATAGCGGTGCGCCAGACCTTGCTCCAGTCGCAGACCCAAACCATCAGTCCGCGCCTTCACACGATCCTTGATCGACGGCACATCCATGACACCGCCCACCTTCTCCAGCTCCTTCGCTTGCTCCGGCGAAAGCGGGCCCATGTACGGCGCAGCTCGCTTCTTGCTGGCCGTGATCGACGGCGCCGACGCGTCGAACTCTCCCGAGTTACCGACTGCCGACTTTACCTGCGAAGGTTCAAACGCTACCCACTGGTCATGCGCCCGCACGCCGTCATATCCGCGCGCCTTCAAGAACTCCTGCATCTTTTCGTCCGGGAGGTTCCAGGGGATGATCTCAGCCGCAGCAGGATCACTCGCGTCCCACGGATTCTTGATGCTCACATACACCGGCATCACGTGCTGCGCCGCTTCAGGGTCACGGCGGCCGTAAAACTCCGTGGTGTGCGCGGACTGCGCGGCCGAGTCTGCATAGGCCGGGTCCGGCGTAACGTAAATGCCAGCCCCGAACATGCCAGTCTTCGAGGGCTTGAAGTTATCGAAGTCCTTGGCCGTGCCGTGGTAGAGCGTGAGGGGTTCCCCGTTTTCATCCACCGCCTTGGACTCGCCAAACCACTTCTTGAACTCAGGCGTTTCCGTCTGAGCACGGCGCGGGCTGGCCGTAATATCCGGATCGCCGTTTTCGCCTACAATCTCATCTGAGCGGTTGGACTCGGGATTGCCGCGAGTCCTCGCAAGCCCGTCTAAGCTCGCAGTACTGGCGGGGCCGCTCAATCCTTCAGTCCATTCCCCGCGCTCAGCCGGGAAGCGGTCATAAGCCGTCACCAGCCACGTCTTATCTTTCCCGTCATAGTCCAGACGAATCACTGTCTCGCTGTCGGGGCTCCCGATATACACCCGGTCCTCTACGCCCGGTCGGCTGTATACCGTGCCATCGCGCAGCAGCGCCGGAACCTTCTTCAGAAAATCCTCGCCACGGCGCGCCACGATATGCGCGAGCCCCATCGCCTTGTCGCCGTACACCAAGCTGATCGGGCCAATACCTTCCCGCGTTACAACGGCCGTAGCCTCGCCCGTCTTGTCCTGCATCAAGCGCGCGATAGCGCCTTCGGGATCGTCCTTGAACTGCTCATGGACCGGCCCGAAGTCCTTCGGCTGAACGCGCTTTTTGCTGGCCGTAATGTCCGTGGTAGGCGAACTGGCTTCCATCTTCGGCTTGGCCCCACCAGACGTACGCGCCTTGTGGGTGAGCAACGCCGGGATGTCGCGGTTCCGCGCTTGGCGCGCTTCGCCGAAGAACTCGCCACCATTCGACATGGCCAGATCGAGCGCGTTATGCATCTCACGGTTGTCGGGCAGACCCAGCAGCTTGCGCACGCCGTCCACCGCGCGTTGCCACAGCGAGCGCCGGCCTTCCACCTGCTTGCTTTTCAGCAGCTCGCGGAATTCCGGATTCGTGTGCAGCTCCGCCAAGAACTCGTTCAGGTCCGTCAGGCCGTACCGCTTGCCCACCAGCTCGTGCGGGCTTTCCTGCGCGAGCACCTGCCGGCGGATCGATTCCAGCTCGTTGTACGCGCTCTTCAACGACTTCTCTTCCGCGTTGCGCGGCCACAGCACGCCGGCCGCCTTCGTCAGGCGCGCCATGGTCGCGGCGTGCACAGTCTCGTGCAGCACCACCTCTTCGCTGCGGCCGTTCGTGTGGACCACAACACGGTTCTTGAAGTAGTCGTAGTGCGCGTCTTCGGCCGTGTTGTGCTCGCCCGAAGCCTTGAAGCCGACTTCGCGCACCAGCGGCGCCAGACGCGTCGCGAGCTGGCGAGCGCCTTCGGTCGAGCCATTGGCCGCGATGTGCTCCACCGCCGGCCCGAGCTTGCCCGTGCGCTCCGCTTCATCAAACGCGCCTACCTTGCGTTCGCGCCGCGTCGGCAGCTCGCGCACCGTGCTCGCCTGAATACCCGGCTCATCGCGACGCGTGCTGAACGGGATATCGTCGTCTTGATGAATCATCGCTTCGCGCTCTTTCTCCGCCTCATAGTCGCGCCGCGCCTGCTCTTCCTGCCCTTCGAACGTGTAATGCGACTCGCCCGATTCGAACTTCTTTGCCAACTCGTTGTGCAGGTCCGCCGTGTCGTGCAGATAGCCCAGCTCGTGCAGCTTCTCAGCCATCGCTTCGATCGAGAGACCATTCGGGGAGACCGTCCAGCGTGTGCCGCGCCGTGCTTCCGTGGCCGGCACTTCGAGCCCCCACTGGCTCTTAATCTCATCCTTGTTCAGGCCGCCCAACTTGGCGATAGCCGTATGCAGATCGTCCTGTACCGGGTCCACCTGCCGAGCACGCGCCTCGCGCTCCTTCGCGGCGTTGCTGCGATTGATCTGCGCCTGCGCCTCCCGCTCTTCCGGACTCAACTCAGGCGCCTTTTCCTTCGGCGCGCGGGCTTCTGCGACGTTCTCGCGGCGTGCGTCCATCCGCTCCGATTCGTGATGGAAACCTTCCTCGTTCGCAAACCGCGCGTACTCCTTCAGCCCTTGAATCACGTTCTGCCGGACGCTCTTCAAGTCGCGAACCCAGCGATCGGTCGCGAACTTGCGGAACGCCTGATGATCCATAAGCCGGTCGATGAAGGACGTAATGAAGTCGGCAAGGCGATACACCAGTTTCTTGTTCGCGTTGTCCTTGCCGCCCAGCTCGCGGAACATCTTCGCCCACGTGCGGAATTCGGCGGTGCGGTTGCCCACCAGATCGCCAATGAACTCGTCCAGCATTTGCTCGTGCGAGCGCGTGCCCGGTTTCAGCGCCCGGTCGATCGATGCATCGCTGCGGCCGTCTTCGGCGCGCACGTCGCCCCCCAGCACCTTGCCCTTTTTGCCGAACTTGATGGTCGTGACTTGGCCCTGTCCTTCGCCCGTCTGGTTGTAGTAGCGATAGAACTCGCGCGCCGCGTCGCCCTTGAACTGCGTGGCCAGCGCGTCGGCCATCTCCTTGTAGAGCTTCGGCGCGTTTCGCTTCATCAAGTGCGCGATTTCATGCCCCACGATCACCAGATGCTCAGCGCTCGATGCGTCCGCATTCAGGTAAACCGTTTTGTTGTCGTTCGACAGAACCAGACCTTCCGGCTCAGCGCCACGGTACAGACGGACCTTGAGGCCGAAGATGTTGGCGAGCTTCTCCACCATCGCGAAGCGCTTCTTCGAGATGGTCGTGGAGCCCTTCTCAGGCTTGTCCGGCAGCGTCGCCGGGTCCACGTGCTCAACGGCCGGACCTTGGCCGCCGGACTCCGCATCGAGCGCCGCTTGCAGGTCGCGGACTTCGGGCGCCGTCTCTTCGAGATTGCGGCCCGTAGGCGCGTCCGTGGTGGGCTCGCCGGCTTCGGGCGCTACCTTGGCTTCGGCCGGGGTCTCCGGGGCCGCCTGCGGCTCTTCCTTGGGCTGCGCCGTGGCTTCTTCGGCCTTCGCTTCCGGCGTAGCCGGTTGCTCCGGTTCCGCTGGGGGTGCTTCGTCCGTCTTCGGTTCTGCGGGGGTCTCTTCGGGCTTCGGTTCTGCCGGGGGGGCTTCTTCGGGCTTCGGTTCTGCCGGCCGCTCTTCGGCCTTCGCTTCCACGGGGGGCTTTGCGGCCTTGGGCGCGTCCGGATGGATGTCCACTTGCTGCCGGTCTACGAGCACCTTGCGCCCGTCTTCCAGTGTCACGTTGACCTTGCCGTAGGCGACTTTTTCAACCGTGCCTTCGGCCGTCGATCCGTCATCGAGCGTCACCGTTGCCTTGCGGCCGGGGCGGGCGAGCTTGGCATCCACTGCCGCTTTCTCCTTCTCCTTGCCCGTGAGCGCTCCCGTGATCTTGCGGCGCTTCGCCGCGCGCTCCATGCCCGCGCGCTTCTCGTACTTCGCGCGCACGTCCGGATTCGGGGAACTCGCCGCGAGCTTCATCAGCTTGGCGTGGTCGGCGTCCGCCGCGTCCCACGCCTTCGCCTGCTCCGGCGTAAGCGTGTGCGTCTCGTCATTGACCGTCACCGTGCGCGGCGCAGCCGGTTGCTCCGCCTCTGCCTTGGGTGCTTCGGCCGCCCGCGCAATTGCCTCGCGTGCGTGGGGTACGTCCTGCGCGTCGAGGTGACGCGGAACGCCCTCGCCGCCCGACAGCTCCCACCAAGTGCCATCGTCCTCTTTGTGCTCCGTGATCTTATTGCGGCCTTCAGCCACAGCCTGATCGATCGACGCTTCCGGCGAAATCCAATTGCCTTTGTCGTCACGCACCGCGCGATCCATGGTGCGGACGTTAAACGGCTTGCCCTTGCTCTTCGACAGGTAGCCGCTCTGGTACGAATCCACCGGATTGAAACCTTTGGGCTTCATTTCCGGCGTGATCTTCGACACCTGCTCACGGTCCATCGGCTTGCCAGCTTCAGCGTCCAGCCAGCCACGCAGAAATTGGCCCGCGACACCGCTTTCCGGGTGCGGTTCGTTGTGCTCTTTCCACGCGGTTTTGAAAGCCGGATCAGCTTTGAGCTTGGCGCGCACTGCCGTCGCGCTCGTATCGACCGCCCCCGTGCTCGGCGCAGCCGTCTGCTGCGGTTCGTTCAGGAGGTCGCCCTGTCGAGCGCCACCGGCCGCACGCGCCTCGCCGTCCGGCGCCTCGCGCTTGGGCGAATACTCAGCGGCCGGCACGCGCTCCGCGCGCGTCGATCCATCGGGGTACGTGGTCGTGCGCTGAAACCCTTCGCCGTTCGGCAGCTCGTGCGTGACGCGCGCGACCGTCTGGCCGTTCTCCACGTCCGAGACGTGCGAGGCCACTTTGAGCCCTTCGGTCGGCGCCGCCGCCTTCACGGCGGCCGGGTCTGCGAATGCCTTGCCGTTCTGGCGCCGCTGGAGCAAATCCCAAGCTTGCAGGCGCACCGCTTCCACGGGGTGATGCTCATAGACCGTCGCGAGCTGAGTAGTCGTGACGCCCTTCGGATGGTTCTGCATGCGCGCGGCCACGCGTTCCGCGTCCGCCACCGACGCGGGCGGCGACGCGGGCCGTGCGGGCGCACCTTGGGCTTGTTCTGCCATAGCAGCGACAGGCGGCACGCCGTCAGCGGGCGGCGTTCCATCGGTCGGGGGAACCGCTTCGCCCCGGCCCTGCGCCACCATGGCGGCGTTCGCTTCGTCCGCCGTCTGTTGCCACTGCGTGCGGGCCGCTTCGAGCGTCTGATTCATCTCCGCTACGGCGTCGTCAGACTGCTTGATACCGGTGTTGATTACATCCTCAGTGCGCGCTACCGCCTCTTCGAGGTCCGGCGCCTGCAAAACGTCAGTCACGTCCGCGAGCTTCGGCGCCGGCAGCAACGGCACGCCCGGATTCTGCATCCCCTGCCGCAGCGGGTTGCGGATGACTTGCGCTTGCTTCGTGTAGAACGCGTCCGGCTGAACTTCAATCGGAAGGTTCTTCGCGATCTGGTTGTCGGCGTACGTGGCGAAGTCGAGTGAGAGCTGCTTGTCGCGCGCAAACAGCGCCGTGGCCACACCGCTGGCGGTTTCCTGCCGCGACTGCGGATCAGCTCCCGTATCCCCGAGGGTTTTGACCGCGTTCGATGCCTTGCTCGCGCCGCGCGCCGCGCCCATCGAGCCCGTTACCAGACCCATGCCAATGCCCATCCCGCCGGATTCGACGGTCTGCATCGGGTCGAACTCTTCACGGCCGCCGGCGGCCATGTCGATGCCCTGGATAGCGGCGTCCTGCCCAGCCGAAATCGCGCCCATCTTGCCAGCGGACTCGCCCACCTGCACGCCGGCCTTGCGCCAGCTCGTGCCCAAGATATCGGCAACGACTTGCCCCGGCTTCGCACCCGCCGCAGCTTCCAGAACGGGCGCGATCGTCTTGCCCAAGCCGATCTTTGCAAGCACCGCCTCAGAGCCCACCATGACGGCGCCCTTGGCACCACCGGCCGCGAGCGCGCGATACCGCGCCTCTTGCGGCGTCGCGCCGGCCTTGAGCTGCGCGGCGTAGTTCTCTTCATAGCCCTGATCCGCGCCCATGCCGAAGAACGCCGGCAGACCCAACACCGTACCGACCACGGCGCCGGCGACCGTACCGACGCCCGGAATCACCGAACCGGCCAATGCGCCCGCGCCCGTGGTCCCGGCCATCTGCGTGAGACCTTCGGCCGCGCCACCAGCCATGCGCGTGAAGATGCCCGCGTTCGGGTCCGGCGTGTTGCCTTCGTTCTCCGCCATTGCGGCGTCGTACTTCATGTCGTCGCCCAGCTTCATGAGCGACTTGCCGATGTCCTTGAAGCCGTTGTAATCCGCGAGGTTCCCTGCGTACGACGCAGCACCGCCAAAACCTTGAACCATGGAAATCGGCGCGTGCTTGATGTGCTTCAGCACTTCGCCGCCGAAGGTCGGCTTCGACGCCTCTACCTGTTCCTGCGTCGGCGCCTGATCCGCGAAGTCCTGCGCGAACGGATTGCCCCCAGCGGGCGCAGACGCCGGCGCGGCCGCGCTGGCAAAATCCTGCGCGAACGGGTTTTGACCTTCGATTTGATCGGCCATGTGTCTCTCACTTCTCAGGGTTTACTTGCTGGCGTGACGTTCGGCCGGGTCGTGCCGGTACGCGCTGTTCTTCGCGGGCGTTGCAGGTTCGGACGGACGCGGCGCCATGCGCGGATAGCCGGAAGCCGAAAGCCCACCTTCGGGAAGCGGGGGCAACTTGACTTCAGCGTTCTTGCCCGCTTCCGCCTGCGCTGCCGTGGGTGCGCCGGCCGCCGCTTTCCCGCTCGATGCGCCCGTGTCCGAGCTGCCGCCGAAGTCACCTGCGAACGCTTGGGAGTTGATGATTCCGTCGCTGCCCCGCTTCTGCGCGCGTTGGACTGCCCAGCGTTCGAACGCCTTCGGTCCATAGCCCGCTTTTTCCGCTTCGGCGTTGAACATCTCAATGCCTTCCGGGCTAGGCGCGCCCCGGCCCGAATCGTCGCCCTTGCCCGCAGCGCCAACCAAGCGTTGGAGCGCGGACCTAGGAAGCGTGGTCACGTCCTTGAACTGGCCCTTGGCGGCGCCGCCGGAGAAAATTTTGATCGCCATTTGCCGATCGGCTTCGGCGCCGGTCGGGTCGGTGAGCTTTTTCGATTCGGCGCTGTCCATATAGACCTTCCCGAGCATAATCTGGCTCTGCGGCAGGTCCTTCTGCGAAACGATCGGCTTCTTCGTTACCGGGTCTTGCAGCTCCGTCACTTGCAGGTTGCCGTCCTTGTCCTTCTGCACGGCGAGCACGTGACCCTCATCCGAGGTCTGGAACGACATGTGCCCCTCGCGAGCGGCTTGCAACGTGACTTCATTGCTCGCCTTCGCGACCCGCTCACGGCTTTCGAGGTCCGCTTTGTTGAGCCGTTCTCTGAATGCCTGCTCGTCCGCCCGCGCGCTGTCTTGCCAGTCCTGTTCGGCGCCCATCTTGTCCCATTCGAACTGATTCTGTTCGCCCTTCAATGTCCGGGTATTCGCGAAGTCCGTCGCCGTGTTCTTTTCGTGGTACTGCTGGCCCACTTCGGCCATGCGCAGCTCCTTTTGCTCCTGCGCCTGCATGAATTGGCTCTGAAGGTCGGACCTGCCCACGTACTCCTGTTCCTGCTTGAGCGCTTCACCGGCGCCCTTGCCGGCGCCTTCGATACCACCCGCGATTGCTGCGCCGATCAGGCTCATTGCGGTGCTCCCATCTGGCTGTTGACGAGGCCCGTAGGTTGCGGACCCTGCGGGGGTTGCTGCGGGGGTGCTGCGCCTTCCTGCGGAGGCTGGCCACCGTTCGGCGCTGCACCGCCTTGCTTCGCGATCTGCGCCATCTTTTCCGGCGTGAGGCCCACCTTCTGCATAAGGATCGCGATGACGGTTTGCGTCGCCGTGTCGATCGTCTGCGGCGTGACTTCGACCATCTTGGTTTTCTCCAAGAAGTCGAGCGCTTCGCAGACCAGCAGAACGGCCGCCAGCGGTACGGCGGGAATCGGCATCGTGCCGTTCGACTGGCGCCACAGGAGCGTGATGAGCGTAGCCACGCCCTTGCCCACTGCCGTGCCAGGATCAATCGCCGCGTCTTCGAGCTGCTTCAACACAAGCTGGTGCGTCTCAGGCGAATACATGACCTTCATCCCGGCCACGTAGATTTTCTGCACAGCCACGCGCAGATTGGCCGGCGTTTTCTGGCGAATCTGTTCCTGAATCTTCGCCAGTGCCGCGTCCTGGCTCTTGCCCGGTGCTTCCGTGTTGGCTTCAACTTCCGGCGCGCCCTCCGGCGCCGCCTTCGGCGCTTGCTCCGGCGCGGCCTTCGGTTCCTGCTTCGGCGCCGGCGGCGCTTTCTTTTCGTCGTTGACCAGTGCCATGGCTTAAGCCTTCTTCGCGGAGTTGATGATTCCCTGCTTCTGGTAGTTCGGATTGACCGATACGTTCCAAGTCGGGATCGAATTGGCGTTCGCCTGTTCGGTGTTGTACTTCTGCTTTTCGAACTTGGTTTTCTCGTTGGCCGACATCCAATCACCCGCGCCCTTGCCGACGCCTTGGACCAAGCCCGCAGCCGTCTGCCCGACCGCGAGCTTTCCGTGCGAGTCGAGGTTAGAGAACCACTGCGTCATGCCCTGCCACCAGCTCGCCGGCTCCTGCATCTGGAAGCCGTACATGTTGCTGGCCCCCGCGCTGCCGGCCGCGCCGTTGGGCATCGTGAAGCCCGCCGAATTGCTGCCGCCCACGCCCGAGTTAGCAAGCGCCGCCGTGTCCGTGGACGGGTAGCCGACACCCGGCGTGGCCGGCGCGGCCGGTGCCGATGCGGACGGCGCGGCCGGGGCGGCCACTTGGCTACCCGGTGCGTTCGATGCAGCATCGAGGCCCTGCTGAAGCGTGTCCGTCGCCGCGCTGCCCGCGCCACTCGCGCCCGCGCTCGCGGGGCCGCCGCTCACGCTCGCGCCTTCGGCGGCGCCGCCGAAGCCGCCGCTGTTCGCCAGTGCCTGCGAAGCCGGGGACGATGCGTTGAGTCCTTCCGCGATCGTGGTTCCGGCCGGGTTTGCCGCCGCATTGGTCGAAGCCAGCGCATCAGTCGCCGCGTTCGCACCCAGCGAGACCCCCTCGCTACCGGCCGCGCCCGCCGCGCCCGAAGCCGCCTGCTCCGCGAGCGCCCCGCCGCCGTAGCCCATCGGCGCGCCGCTGCCGACCGTGGCCATCGTGGACTCAGCCACGTTGCCGGCCGCCATCGCGCCCGGTGCGACCGCGCTAGACGCGGACTGCCCTGCCGCCGCGACGCTGGAGCTGGCGGCCGAGGCACCCGCGTTCGCCGCGCCCGCCGCGAGACTGCCCGCGCCGCTGCCGAGACTCAGGCCCCCGCCGATCTTCATGAGGGTCTGATTCTTCGTCACCATCCCCACAGCCGTGACCGCAAGGCCGACCATAAGCACGGTCGTGGCGGCCACGTAGCCCCCGCCAACCGCAACCGCGCTCGCGATTGCTACTCCACCAGTAATGGCCATTGCTGCCCCTTAAAGAATTTTCCCGACCGTGAAGTCTTCGCGCTCATACCCACGGCGGCGCAAGATCGCGGACCAGTCATGATTGAACTTGACGTGCCAGATAGCCTTATCGACGCCGTATTCCTTCAGCGTCTTTTCGCTGTAGTCGATCAGGTCGCGGCCAATCGTGGTTCCGTTGCGATAATCCTTGTGCAGAAAAATCATGTCGTTGGACGCGACCAGCGCGCCGGCGTAGTGGATGTGAGCATCCAAGAACCACGTGGAGTAACCGATGAGGTTTCCATCGTCGCGCGCCGTGAAGCCCAAGAGCTTGTGATCGCGCTCCAGTTGCTCATAGCGCGGCCAGTCGGGATCGAGCTTCATCACGTGCTTGTGGAGCGTGATTTCGTCGTAGTGGAGCTGCGCAAGCGGCATGATGTCCGCGTGCACCTGCGCGACCGATTCAGTAGCGAACGTGATCGTCATATTTAGCCACCCTGCCCGCCGGCGACGCCGTTAATGTTTCCGTACAGCGCCTTACGCTGGTAGTCGGTCATGCCGTCTGAAGCAACCGGAGCCTTCGGAGGCGCTGCCGGGGTGGGATTTCCAGCGGCCGCCACGCTGTCACTAAAATTTAGCGTGGCCCCCAGGTTCAATTGGCCGACCGCGCTCGATACCGCCATACCATCGCGAAGCATCTTCATCTGCTGGTCAACGGCCGCCTGTTTCGCCGCTGCGTTCATGTCCTTGTTGGTCATGATCGTGCTGACGTTGCCGACGATCGTCTTGTAGATGTCGGCGGCCGACTGCGACGACTGCATATCCTTCTGGTACTGCGCCTGAATCTCCGCGAGCTGCGTCTTCGTGTTGCCGTCCATCGCTTGGAGCGCGAGTTTCGTTTGCGAGTCTTGCCCTTGCAGGTAGCTCTTGAGGTCCGCGTCCATCTGCGCGAGCGCCGCATTGTTCTGCGCCGTGGCGTTGAACTGGCTGTTCTGCTGGCTCTGCTGCGCGTTGAACTGGCTGTTCTGCTGTTGCTGCTGGGAGTTGAACTGACTGTTGCTGTTCGCGGCCGCCGCGTTGCCCTTCGACACGTCCGTTTCCAGCGCGGCGTTCGTCTTCGAAACGTCCGTCTGGTTGTTCGCGTTCTGGAGCGCTGCCGTGTTCGCCGCGCCCGCGCCGAACTGCGAAGCGGCGTTCGTCGCACCTTGATTCGCGAGGCCCGTTTGCTGCTCGAAGCCCGCGTTCGTCTTCGACGCGTCGTTTTGATAACCAAGGTTCGTCTTGGTCATGTCCTGCTGATTCGATGCGTTGTACTGCGAATTCTGATTCGTCGCGTCCATGTTGTGCGTCGAATTGTTGAAATTCGTCGTCGCATCCTGCTGCGCGATCGGCAAGGCCGTGCTGTAGACCGAAGAGTCCGCGGCCGTTTGCGCCATCGAGCTGTTCACCAGTCCACGGCTGTTTGCCTGCTGGAGCGCGTTCGCCCGCGCCTGCTGCATCAAGGGCGAATTGTCGTCAATCAGGTCCTTCAGTTGACCGGCGACAGTCTGCTTGCCGTCGATCGTGTTCGTTGCGAGGTCCGCCTTTGAGGCGGTGCCCGTGGTCGCCTGCATGTTCGCGGCTTGCGCCTGCGCGGCCGTGTAGCCCTGCGAACCGGCGTTCGCGGCCGTGGCCGTCGAAGCGTTCGCGTTGGTCGTGGTCGCCGGTGCGGCCCCGGCCGCCGTGGCCGCGTTGGCCGCCGTGACGTTCGGCGTCGTGGACGCGCCCGTTGCGTCGTTAATCAGTCCGGCCATTTAATTACCCCTGTATCGAAGAGCGTTTTTTCTACGGCGCGGCGCCGCCGCAGCCCTCTTTCCACGTTGCTGCCGGGACTAATCCACTTCAGAAATTCGAGCGAGGCGCCCGACTTGCTGCCGCCATTCAGCAAGCGCAGAAGCGTCGAAGGCTTGCCGCTCTTGAGCCGGATAATCCCGTCGCGCGACGCGCTACCGGGTCCGACGTTGTAGAGGATCGACGCGAGCGCGGCCTTCTCCCACGGCGTAAGCGGGACGGTCACGTACTTGTCCACCATCGCCCCGAACTTCTCCGCTTCCGCGTCAAAGCGTTTCTGCGCGATGTCGAGTGTCCAAACCGTGTTCGGCCCGATGTCGGCGCCCGTGCAGCCGTAACCGCACGTCCAAGGCGCCCCGCCCGTCTTCGGGTCGGGGTACGCCTTCAACTTGAGGTCTTCGAACGGCTTCACCAGAGGGTCGAAGTAGTCGCGCCAGCTCATGTCACGCTCCCGAGATAGCCGACTGCTTGATAACCCGCGCGATCGACACGCCCACGGCGCACACAATCGAGAGGATCGAGAAGGTATGAGCCGGGACGATTGCCTGAATCAGCGGCAGATTCGTTTGCACTTCCGAGAGCACACCCGACACGGCCGCGAGCGCGCCAAGGCGCGACGACCACGAGTTAAGCAGGACATTCGATGCGTTATCGATCAGCATGGGTTTCTCCAATGAAAAAGGGCCCCGAAGGGCCCTTGATGGTTGCTGCGGCGCTGCTTACTTATCGCCAAGCGCGGCGTCATCCGCCTGCTTGTTCTTCGCGGCTTCTGCCGCAGCTTCCTGCTGGGTCCATTGCTTCATGCACTCTTCGATCAGCGCGCCGCTCATTTTGTACGGCAGCTCAGCGAGCGCGTTGAGAATGATGTCCATACCCTGCTTCGGAAGTTTCAGCTCGTAAATCATGGTGATTCTCCAGTTATGTTTTAGGTTTGCGGCCGGGTTCTCCCAGCCCGTACATCAGACCGGTGCTACCGGCCATTCGATTACATCCGGGAAGCCCGGTTGTTGGGGCACGTCGCGCAGCGCCTGCCGGTACTGGCGCGCCGCTGTGACCTTCGCAGCGTCGCCTGCATCCTCTGCCTTGTAGACCGCTGCATCGGCGTCGAGCAGCAGACCGTCGCGCTTGTCGCGCGCATGGAACGCCTTGACCGATTGCCGCACTTCCACCATGTGCTCATACCACCACGACAGCAATTGCTCTGGCGAGGGTTCGGGCTGCGGCAACTTCCAGTTGGAGATGAATGCCTCTCCCACCTGATTGCCGCCCGTGTCGAGCTGGTGCCCGGTGAGGTAGTGCGTACCGTTCAACGTGCCGGGGTAGAACTTTTGCAGCAGATAGAACAGCTCTTCGTTGCTCATTACTGATTCCTCAAAATGACGCCACGCAGATAGTTATTGCCGCTTGTCCAGTTACCGCCCGAAGTCGTTCGCCAGCCGACCATCACCCACGGGGCTGGAATATCGAGCGTCGAGACACCCGTGATCGGCCCCCACTCTGCAATGCCCGTAGTCCATTGGCACGTCGCGCCGTTGTTCGCCTTGCTACCCGGATCGAAGTTCGTATCGGACCAGATGAGCCCCTGATTGAAGCCATCCACCCACATGCGAACCCGCCCTTCCCAATTGAAGGTCAGGTTGTTCGGCGTGTCCGACAGCGCGTAGCCCCGGTTGCCGTTGTTGTTGCGAATCGGCACTTTGCTGTTCGGGTCGAAGTTGCCGTTGTCCCATGGCGTGAGCCCCGCCCAAGTCGGACGGGCGCGCGGAAAGTTAACGGTTCCGCCGTCCTGAATCAACAGGTTGAATGCGTTGCCCGCCTGATTGATGAAACCCACCTGCCCGCTGACATCGGCGCGTGCGTATGCCTGATAGCCAGGGGTCTGAAACGTGAGCAGGCCGCCGCTCGTGATAGTCACATTGGGCGCGGTGATCGTTCCCACGAACGCAGCGCCCGAGAGCCGCGCCGGGTCCGGCAGATTGCCGGTATCCCACGGCGTGAGCCCCGCCCATGTCGGCCGAGCACGCGGCAACGAGAGTTGCCCGTTATCGAACAGCGCCATGTTCAGCGCATTGTTTGCGCCGTTGACCCACTCCATGGACGAATTCGACAGGTTCGACCGCATGCGCGGCGTGTAGGCGCCGGACCTGAAAATCAGAGGCTGGCTAAACACTGCATCGGCCGAATCAAGCGTAACCACGCCGTCAAAGGTCGCCGTGTTGTTAAACAAAACCGCGCCTGTAAAGGTGCCGCCCGTGGTCTGGATCGGGTTCGGTAGGTTCGCGTTGTCCCATGGCGTCGCGCCATTGAACGCCGGCCGCACGTTGAAGTTACCCACGCCCGCCGCGTTGAAGTACATCAGCGCGATGTTTGTCGAGTAGTCGCCGGCCGCTGCCGTGTTCTTCATCAAGCCGAAAATGTTGGCCGATGAGTAGAACCGAAAGCGCCCGTTCGGAAGCGTCTGCGTGTTGTCCGCGAATTCAACCGTGGGAAACGCGGAGGTGACGCCGAGCTGCGCGCCGAACGACGCGACCCCGCCCACGTTCAGCGTCAGGCTCGCATCGATTGAAGTGAACTTGCCAGTGGCGCGCGTGGTGTTGCCGATCGGCGCCGCATCGAGCGACGCTGCCACGATGCCGCCGGAGAACGTCGCTTTGCCGGTCGGACGGTCGAAGCGCAGAACCGTGTTGAGCAGCGCGCCCGCGTCCGTGAACGTCTGAAGCACGACATCGGAGCCGCTATTGCTGCCGGTCTCTGTCGAGCTGACGAACAGCGATGCACGCTTCACGCCGTTCGACATGAAGTGAATCGCGCGGTTCGTGGTAGGCGAGCCGTCGCGCGTGATGTCACCGCTCGCGAGTAGCGACGTGAAGTAACCAGCGGCCTTCGTGATGCTGCCGATAACCGCGTTATCGATCAGGCCGCCGACGATGATCGGGGTATTCCACTGCCCGCCGACAAAGCCTTTCTGCCCCGAACCCAGCGGGTCCGGGAGCAGCGCAAAGCCCGACATGACCGCATCGAGTTCCGCGCGCATCGGCGCCGAAGCGCCTTGCGAGTTGGTCCCCGGATAGGTCGTGTGACTGTAGTAACCGTTGGCCATGTTCTTACCTCAATTGGCGGCGCAGGGTGTAATGAATAATCACGCTCGATACCGTGAACGGCTGGATATAGTCCGCTTGCGAAACCAGCTTCAGGCCGATGTTTTCGCCGGTGCCGTCCAAGCCGATTTCGGTCGGCGCGTTGTTCACGCCGTCCCAATAGAACTGGTCCCAAAAGAACGTGTCCCAATTGATCGAAGCGAGCGCGATCACAGCGTTCTGCGCCGGCGTTGGCGTAATGTCCGTGTTCGCCCAAGCGAGGTCGAAGGACATGAGATATTCGAGGTAGCCATCGCCCTTCACTTCCATGACTGCCTTGCGGAAGTGCTTGCGCATGCGCGGCGACTTGAACGCCGCGAATGCGAGGTTCATGTACGAAATGATCTGGCCACCGTCGAAGTTCGGGCCGCGCTCCAACTGGTAGACGTAGCCGTCATCAGAGCCGGCGTAAATCACTTCGTCGTTGTTGGCACGCTTGAGCGACGCGATGCAGCGCAGCGCGATGTTCAGGTTCACCACCGTCAGGCCAATGATCTTTCCGTTCAGGAACGTGGCATAGATGCCATAGCCATCCGAGAAGTAGATTCGATACTGGCTCTTCGCGCGCACGATGCAACTCGACACCACGCGCGAGTGCTCATTGACCACGAACGGGTTAATCGCCTGTGAGAGGGACGACATCAAGAAGTTGCCGTATGCGCCCGTGACCGCCAGATTCACCAGCCCGAGGTCCGACAGGTAGTACGGCTGATCCACCACCTGCACGCTGTCGCGCACCGCGCCGGACGTAGGCGAGTGCGTGGCCAGCGAGAAGTCTGCATTGCTGGAGCCATAGACCACGAACGTTTTGCTGTTCGTCGTCACCAGCATCGCATCGGTCGAAGTCGAAGAGCCCGCCGTTGCGCTGCCGCCGGTGTAGGAACGCAACGCCGTAATGTCGTCGCCCAGCGCCATTTCACCAGCGCCAACAACCGCGCTCCACGTGTATGGGTCGCCAATGGCCGAGTGCTGCAAACTGGCCGCGAACGAGAGCCAGAGGAAATTCTTGTGAAACTCGATGTGCTGGGGCACGTCGCTCGCCATGCCGGTGCTGATCTGCGTGAAGGTCGTACCGTCCCACGAGAACGCCTTGTTCGTCGCATCGCAGCCGAACATCTTCATCATCGCGGACGTGCCGCCGAAGTTCGCGTTCACGAATTCATACTTGCCACCGGGCAACAGCGTGGGCGTCGTCACCGTCACCCAACCGGCGATAGTCGATTTCCACATGACTGCGGCCGTACCGCCCACGTTGTTGCGGAAGGCGTAGACCACATCCATGTACATCCACACGCCCAAGACCGGGCCGGAACCCGGCACGCGCTGGATGTCGGCGCGGTAGATGTCGGCGGCCGCCTTCACCCACTGCGCATTGGCTTTCGCATTCGGCGCGCCGTTACGCGCTTCTGCGGCCGAGACATGCCCGACCACGCTCGCGCCGACTTTGATGTCCTCACCGGCGACAGCGAATGTCCCGGTCAGCTTCGTGATCGCGACGAACGTCGTTCCGGGAATCGTGGTCGTGTCGATCAGACACACGACACCGCTCGCGGCCGAGGTCGCGCCAGTGATGGTCTGCCCCACCGAGAGCATGCCGGTGAGCGTCGCGACGAACGACCAGTAGGTTTGCGCGGACGGGCTGGGGCGGCCGTCGAAGCGCTCATAGCCGTGGATGCGCGAGTATCCGCCCAGCACGTTGCACTCAAAGTTCAGCCCATCGCGCAGCGCGCCGGGGTCGATCATCAACGCGGGGGAAATCAGATCGAGCCCGCCCTTCAGCAGAAACGATTCGGTCTGCGTCGGCGGCATTTTCGGGATCGACGCGGCCATTAGAAGCCCCCATCGATCGTGATTGCCGGCAGTTGCGAGACTTCCAGCATCGTGCGCAGATGCGAGCCTTCGTTCACCGCGCGTTGATAAACTTCCGTGGCCGCGTCGTAGCCGGCGAACTTCTTCATCGCCTCGTACACCACGAGCTTGTGGAACTGCACCGGCATGGCCGGCGTGTCCGTGTCCGCCACGAGCTGCACCGGATCGGTCCAGTATTCACCGCTCACCGTGTAGACATCATCCGGCAGCGGCCCCAGCCAGATCGAGTCATCCGCGTCGAGCGCGAAGCGCTGCGGGCGCATCGCCGTCTGCTGGCCACGGATGTACGCTTCGCGGAAATCATCCCACGGCAGCGGATCGAAAATCATCTGGTCCGACAGGCCGAAGGTCGGGTTGTAAATCCAGAAGCTGTTTTGCTTCCACATGTCGAGATTGGCCACGCCCATCTCAGCGAGGGAATACTGCTGCTTGTTGGCTTGCGTGTTGAACGTGAACTTGGCGCGCAGGAATTTCCATTCTTGGCGGGACACTTGAATTTCGTTCCAGGCGTCCGCGATCCAGTTTTTCAGGCGCAGCATTTCGCCGTTCACGCTCTGAACCGTCACCAGCGGGGAGCCCGAGGCACCGCACTCCACGCGCAGGTTTTCAACCAGTTGAACAAAATTCATGCGCGCCTCGTTTTATGCGGGTTGCTGGATGATCCGGGCCAACCACGCGCGGCCGTTCGGGTTCGCATCGCGCTCAATCGAGAACGGATAGGCGAGCGCTGTACGCGGCACTTGGATGATCGAACCGGGGTCGGACGGGTCCGAGAGCGACTGTCGGTATTTCGTTTCCTTCGCGCGGGCGAGGGCTTCGACATACTTGCGCTTGACCGGCGTAGGCACGCCGCGCACGATCGGCTGATTGATGCCGTTGACACCGACCACGATGACCGGGAGGTCCTCGTCGCTGACCGATTCAGCAATGACGATCGTGACAACTTCATTCATGAAGGCTTCGAGCGCCAGCGCATCATTCGAGATGTTTGCGCCTGTCACCTCTTCGACTTCGATGACACCGGGCGAAGCGTGCGCGTCGCGAATCTCGCCCAGCGTGAGAGGCTTATCGCCTTCGATCAGTACGCTGTCCGAGTCGATCGCGCCGCGCGCTTGCGACGGAGTGGGTTTGTTCATGCTTCTCTCCAGAGATGTTATGCGCGCCCCAAAAAGAACGGCCGCCCCGAAGGACGGCCGTTTAAACCAGACCCCCGAGGGGGCCAGGACTGGATTGAGGCGCTTCTACTGCTTTGGCTTACGCCGTGATCGGCGCAGTCGGCAGAGCCA